GAGTGTAAAAGGGTCTGTTCGGGAAGAACTGCAGCGGATAGCCGAGGATGCGCGTGTTGGGTATGAGCGGGAACGGGCACATGGCCTTCCTGATGACCTGCCCTTCTGGACCCTCACGACGGAATGGGTGGAGCCGGTGGCCACCTGGGTCGGCGGGGACACCTTGCTTCCTGCGGTGGCTGCCGAGTTTGGAATCTTTGAGGGGAATCTTCAGCGCGCCCTCATGAAACTGATGGGCTTGGTGGAGGAATTCCGGGCCATGGCCACCCTGCGTGCCGACATTGAGTGGCTTGGCTTACTAGAGGGGGCTCAGATGGTGGTGCTGCGCGATGTGGTTGTGGCCGAGAGTCTGTATTTGCGCATCTAGAAAAAATGTTCCAGAGATACCGGCCTTACATATAATACGAGGACGACAAACAATACCATGGCAGCGTATGCAAAAAACGCCTTGACAGAAGAACCCTTGGCAAAGTAATGAACGGCTAATTCAATAATGCCCCATATTCCAACCCACCACAAGACTACTAAGAATCCGATGGCGAATACTTTTGTATTATTGTCAGCCATCTATCTTCTGCCGTTAGGGCGATAATATTTTGAATACTATCTTGTCCTTCCATCGTGCCTCCTGGCGATTCTCATACCACTGGATACTTACAGGATGTCCTGGGGTGAGATCGGCGGAAATATTTTTCACGCGTATTGTCGTCTTCCAAGCAGGGGCCCAGACCTTGGCGCTTCGTTTTTCTGGATTCACATAGATGACTATGCCCTCTATGGAAGAGGTGGCCTTGTCTTTTGATATGCTCGTCATGAAGAAGAGATCGCGCTGAAAGGCCTTGGCCTGTTTTTGACGCCGGTTCATATCATCAACGAGGGCCTGGGTTTGTGTAGGATAGGGCTTCTCCTCGGCCTTAGTTAATAGTGCCTTGATAGCGCGCTGATTGATGATATCTGCGTATCGGCGAATAGGGGACGACGCATACGCATACGCACTCAGCCCAAGTGCACTATGCGCAACCGAATCTGCGGTCGGTAGACAGAACTCGGCGGATTCGTAGAATAGGAATTCAGGAACACCGGGAATCTGCACATATTTCGCGGACACATCTTTCTGCCTGCGGAGAATGCCGGTTCCTGCGGTTGACAGCATCTTGCCAGCTTCTTGATTATAGAATATCATGAGGCGTTCCACTATAACATGGGAATCAGGTGATTGAGTAATCTTCTGGAGCACTTGGAGTTCAGAGCTTGTTGGCAGTTGCCGGTCGGCCTCGTCGTATGTGTAAGAGGTAGTTGTTTGTGTCAGGGTAGACATCCACCGGACATTCGTAGGTAGCCAGGTCCCTTCCTCCACTTCAAAGCAGAGGCTGAGGGTCGGCTTGGGTTTACCAGGCAAGAGGGAGAGTTCGCCCTCGGAAAATTCCCTAGGAAACATCGGCTGAATAGCATCGCCAGCCGGTGTATAGAAGCTCGTGGCTCGGCGCCGTGCCTCCAAATCAAGAGCAGAACCCTCTAACACCCTGCATGAAACATCGGCAATATTGATCGCGATCGCCCAGGTTTGCGTATCTGGCACACGTGCTACTGTAAAAGAATCATCAACGTCCTTGCATCCTGGAGGATCTATGTGAAAGGTGTTGCCTGTGAGCGTGTGTCGGTGGTGTGCTGTGTCTTCTTCAGCAAGAGGGTTCGTTGTCTTTGTCGGCTGAAGATCCTTCTGGCTATCGTAGGCATATGTAGTGAGAAGAACTTTTAGTTCAGATTCATCTGTGGGCTCCCCGAGGCTTTGTATGATATTAGCCTTGGGGAGTTCTCCTTGACGGTGTGGCTGTGCAGAAGGTTCCACAATCGCGTGGATATTGTAAAAGAGGTTGCGCTGAGAACATCCCACGGCCATCGGTCCAAAACGCTTGTCATAGGGGATGAATCGGAAGAGAGGCACACCACGACTTGTGAGGCCATAGCGGACCTTAGAAGTAAGTTCTAGAGTGCCAGCAATTCGATTGTGTGGCAACATTGTTGTCTGAGTGAGGACAGGTTTTCGGGGTTGCTTGACTATTCAATTTTTCTGCTGAAAGACGAGGGGGTTTCTAAAAATTGAAAGTAGCCGGGCCGACTGGGGGCAGGTCCCCCATGGTGTTCGTATATGAGAAAAATGTTGACGGCGAGTATGTGTGTCCTCATTGTGGCTTTACGACTTTTAAGCAACCCACAATGCACATGCATTATAAGGCAAACCACGACGGTGCCTTGAAACACAAGTGCAAGGACTGCTGTTACGAAACAGCCACAAAGCAGGCCTTGGACAATCATATCAATGCGAAACATCCTGAGAATTCCGAGACGGATATTCAAAAGATTACCTGTCCCTGTTCGGGATGTAAGTATGAGACACTTACGAAGGGTGGCCTTCGTAGTCATTACACAATACGTCATCTTTCCGAGTATATTACAAAGTTCCTCGGAAAGACAGAAAATAAACAGATCTCTTGCACTTGCTGTGGATCAGTATTCACTAGTAAGCCAGCATTTGTATACCACCTCGTGAAGTGTATGCCGGAGGAAGTTCGGAACAATCCTATCCACTCTGCTGGGCTAGGACTTTGTTAGAATCTGCCTCGCGGACATCCTTGTGCATTTTTTGCACGGATAACACTATTTGATAGATATGATAACCGAGGGCAGCGAATCCTAACATTGCAAGAACCTCATATGCCCATCTAGGAGTATCATAACCCATACAGCCAATATAGAGAAGAATAGGTGCTACCGCCACGACGTGCAAGATATTTACCCACACGGTGAGCCCCTGGGCCTTCCACCTGGTCATAATACGATATGCGTGATAGAGTAAGACAACTAGACCTAGAACTTGAAGAGCCGTGAATACCCACGGCATGAGTTGGCCACGCACGAAGGCCACGTAGAGGAAGAAAGGCGCTACCACGAACACATGAAATGCAGAGAGCTGTATATGATCCGTCATTACTAGTGTCCATCAGAAAAATTTGCGCAGAAGTTTCTCGGAGTGTTCCAGAGCCCCTTCTATCCACGCCTGTCTCTCGCTATAACTTTCACCACATGCATATACATTTTGCCACATAGAAGGTAGGGGACGCAGCATCTTTTCACTCATTTCGGTGGCATTATATAAGCCTGGGATCCAATAGGTGCACCCATTTTTCCATAGATGGGTTTTGAAGAATGTGGGGCGAGGTATATCCAAGTCAGGGAATAATTCTCGCGTTTCCTTGAGAATTTTCTTGCCCAAGGATGATTCTCCTTCGGTATTTAGGATCGTTGCCCAAGGCCGTGTATTTTCCGCATCTGTGTAAGAGGACATGATTATGCCTTTGTCGGATCTCACGGGAATAATAAAACGGAGAGGGGAATCTGTCACCATCTTGGGGAGTCCCTCAAACCACGCTGGTGTGGGGTAAACCGCATATGTTCGTAGGAGGGGTTGCATCTTCAGATATTTGAGTGCAGGGAGATTCTGGAAGGGGTTGATTTGTTTTAGGGCATCGCTATGCACAGCAAGAATGACTTTCTCGGCTCGTAGAGTTGTATTGGCAAATTTACAGACAATTGGATTTGTATGTTTTTCTATGGCCGAGAGGCGATGATTCAATAGGAACTTGACACCACGCTCTTCCAGTGTAGCGCGCATGCGTTTCATAAGAGTATCTAGGCCTTCTTTTACTATATAGAAACCGCCTTCAGAACCCATCTCGCCTTTTAGGGATTTGAGAGCAAGATCGGCGCGCATAGTATTCAGTTCGGAACGATAGGGGAAATGTTGTAGGAGATTCTTTGATTCTGGCTCGCCGTATACCTTATAAAGCAGTTCTTCCACAGTATATCTGGCTAGGGTGGTAGAAGGGAGGTGTGAAAGGATACTGATAATAAAATCAGATATATCTGACCACGAATTATATTGAATCTCTTTCTGCTCGGAGGAAATCCAGGCTTCTTCTGCTGAGATGGGTATCTTGGTGAGCTTGTATTTGTTTACATAGTTTGTAATGAGTTTGTGCGAGGCGTGAATCCTTCCAGCACCTGCTTCCCACTGCAGATCCATAGAAGAATTACGATAGGTGAAACATCTTCCGCCCACATAATTATATGCTTCTGCTATGGCGATCGTATTGGTAAAGCCTTCACTGAGACGCATGGCACAGTGGAGGCCGGCTATGCCAGCACCAACAATGAGAATATTATAATCGGCATGTCCTGACATCTTCTTTATAGAAGATTATTCCTTTGCACCTATAAGCGTAGTATTTATCCAGGCGGCCACTTTGGCAGTATCGCTGGATTGTATAGGACCGGTAAGTTTCCTCCCAGGATGAATCATGGCGAAGCTGGGAATGCTTCTGACTTGGCAGTAGCCAGGTGTATATTTATTTTCGTCAATGTCGCATTTATAGATGGTAAGATTTGGGAATTCCTCTAGTAGAAAATCCCATTTGATGCGTTTACATGCTCCACACCAAGGTGCAGTGAAATAGACTAGGGCGGGAGAAGTAAGGATGGATTTTTCATTGAATAGGGTTTCAAAGATCTCTTGGTTTGGGAGGGGTATCATTCTTGTCGGGGAAGAGTCCATTCGCTTTTCTACCTGCGGAAAGAAGTAATCCACCTGCAATAATCGCGACAACAGTAGTCAGAGAAAAATAGTCAAAGAGTGTTTTACCCCCTCCTTCTTGGATAGGAGGCGCCGCATCTCCTCCACCACCTTGTTGACTAGCCTTGGCAGATTCCTCTTGCATAGCCTTATACATGTTGTATTTTTGTAGTTTTTCACTATATGAATCCAGATTGTTTGCAAAGTATACAGGCATAATATTGGGACTATATCCATCATTACTAAATGATAATCCGGGCCATATATGATCCATGAATCGGTTTGCAAATAGCCATGGGCGTTTTATACCAAAAATTAGAGTGCCTGGCATGAAAATGAGTGTTATGATATCAAAAATGATACATATGATCTCATAAAAAGAAATAAGGATAAACTGGACAATACGAATAAAAAAACTTTTAGAGTCGCCCGCAGCCAAAGACGCAATGGGAGAGCACCAGACAAATGCAGAGTAAAATAAATAAGACAATGGTATCTTCGACGATGTATTATCCTTATAAGGTGATGTATCTACAAAATTGTCTGTGGGTTTCCACATGCCTTTGGCAAGACCCATTGTTCCAAATGGATGATCAAGACCATACGTATTCAATTCTCTGTCATCCAGACCCCAACTAGATAATTGCACAAGGTCATATAGCCAAGGTAAACCAAGCAAGTAAATATTTCCTAATACCACTAAGATCGCCGTCTGAGGACTCTTTAACATGAGGTGATGAAGTCCAAAAAAACCAAAGAAAAGTGTGAACCACCACATTCCATTACGCGTATAATGTCTTTCCTGCCAAAATTCTACTCTTGTATGGGACACAGCAGGAAATTCCATTCCCCTTACTGTTATAAATGTTCTATTAATATCAGTGGATAAAACGGATTATTTCGCCGGAAAGGTTTGTTAAATACGGAATAAGAGTCCTCCAAATCCATCCACGATACGAAGGACATTATGATTGAGTCCATAAATTCTCACAGATGATGATCCACGCGCCGGAATTACGGTTGTATTCATTTCCAATTGCAATGTTATATTATCAATGCGACTGGCATTCATGCTTCCGCTCGGCTGGATATCTTCTGGTTTGAGGGCGAAGCTGTAAGAATATAAGTAATCATCTTTCGGTATCGCGGTGTGATACTGATATGGTTGCACAAGACGGAAATAATCGGCATTACGTTTATCAAACCGATCATAGCCTTCAATGCGCAGTAAAGCAGTGTTTATCAGATTATTGTAAGGGGGGCCTTGTATAGTGGTGCTAGCCACATTCTGTGTGATATTGACAGTATACGTCCCGGTTGTTCCTGTTGTGCCTGGGCCCAGTGCAGTAATGATGGTGCCCGTAGCGATGCCTTGACCTACAATTGGGAAGCCTACTGCAAGTGTCCCTGTTGTTATAGTTGTAACCGTAAGAGTTGTCGCACTTATAGAACCTGTAAAAGAGGTTGTTTCGCCGATTGACAAATTCGTATAATTGAACCATTGATGTGCATTTGCCGCGGCGGATCTTTGGACAACCCAGTAAAGCTCTCTGAGAGGGTGATTGAACTCCATGGGAATTTGCACCGTTGAGGCAGTAGCATCAATAGATATGCTCGGGGTGTATTGCACCTGTTCTATCAAATACTCGTGGGCATTTGCCACGAAACGGCGCCTTTCCTCCGTGTCCAAATGCACATAGTCGCCGTATAGAGTCATACTTGTTATGGAGGCAGCCAGGGCACTTTGAACGCAGGGGACGGCCGTAGGATTATCTACGACGAACATTTGGTCAAGTGGCCGTAGAGTTATATTTATACGAATGGGGTGATACTGGATTGCTAGCAAAGGTAAAAAAAGGCCGGGATTTTTACAAAACCAGAAACGCAGAGGAATATATAGGGACAAGGGGCCGTATTGATTCACCTGTGAGGATGGCTTATTTCCTTGGCTCGCCCCACTCGTTTTTCCTATCATTGCATTCCACCCATCCACTTTTTCACTGGGGACTGTCAGATTGGAAATCATTTCCATCCATTCTCCTGTCTGTTTATCAATCTCTTGCTCACCTATCTCAATACTTACTTCCTGTATGAGAGAATGGCCCACGGAATTCGGGTATGATAGAGGAAGGCCAGTCACGGAATCTTTTATCGCCGGAAGAGCAATCTCTAACCAAAGAGCGCCGAGAAGGTCTCCTTTTCTCGGCAATAATACCGTGACTCTTCTTCCAAAATCAGGTTGACTATCAAAGGGAATAATTTGCTGGTCTATGGAAAAATTAGTGTATCTGCGATACACCATTTTGAACCAGGTCACTTGAGGATTTCCGGTTAGGAAAACATCTTGTTTTCCTTGAGCAACCAATTGTAATAATCCTCCTCCCTGGGTCATTCTGTTTGTGTATAGGATAATGCGAGTGAAAGCGTTACCCGCAAGAGAAATTTATATACTATCAGATAAGAATGAGTGGGCCAAATTCTATTGTTCTTCGCACGGTATATGCTTTAGATCCGAAGACAGGGGGGTATTTAAATTCTAATCAAATGCTCTTAACCGACGGGCTCGGAGGCACAAAATGGGTAGATTCCATATCTACGCTTATTATTTCAGGCGGTTCTGTATTAAACAGTCTTCCTTCAAGTATCAATTATTTTTCAACGGCGATTTATAATACTGATTTGGCCCTATCATCCATGTCTACGGATATGTATACTGCAATTTCGACACTTTCCACAGCAATATCCCAAACACTTCCAGGAGCTATTTCCCAGGTGAACCTCCTGAGCACTGTCAGAGGCCTTGGAAGTTCCGGATATGTGAGCACTCAGACGGTGAATTCTATAATAAGTTCTGCCTCTGCTCAAGGCCAAGTGAGTGGTGCAAGTGTAAGCTCGATTGTGGCTTCACTGAATAGCAATTATGGTATATATGATATAAGCACATTAACATCGTATATGCAACCAAGCACTATAAGTAGTTTAGGAACTCTAGGATCACTTGGGTATATTTCTACTTCACAACTTATAAGCACTGTAAGAGGGCTAGGGGCTTCTGGATACGTAAGTAGTTCATATATTACTAGCACTATACAAGGACTTGGAACATCCGGATATATAAGTAGCACAAATACAATTAGCACTGTAAGAGGCCTTGGATCATCGGGAT